CTGCCCCTATTTATAAAGGAGAGCATTTATTATGGCTGCTAAGGTTATCAACTTTTATTCCCCCGATGGTAAGAACACTTACGAGCTGACCTTCACCCGCGAGAGCGCCGAAGCCACTGAGCGCAACGGCTTCCAGATTTACGAGTTCTCCAACGGCATCAACCCCATCAAGAACACCTCTGCTCTGTTCTATGGCGCGTTCATTGCTCGCAACAAGGGCATCAAGCGCAAGCTGGTCGATGATATGCTTGCGCACATCGAAGACAAGGAAGGTCTGATGGCTGCCCTGATGGAGATGTACGCGGATTCTATCAAGGCTCTGGTTGCCACTGATGAAGAGGACAAGACCGCAAAAAACGCAACGTGGGAGATTGTGTAACCTCACAGTCTCAAGAATCGGACAGCAATACAGAACCATTCTCTGTGTCTAAGCTGTTCCACGATGTAGAAGCCTATTATATCTCTATTGGCATGACCTATGACCAGTTCTGGCGTGATGATGTCTGGCTGGCAAAGGTCTACCGGGACGCGGAAGAACTGCGCGCCCGCAGAGCCAATGTTGAAGCGTGGAGAAATGGTTTCTACACGGCATCTGCGCTTTCCTCTACGGTTGGCAATATGTTCCGCAAGAAAGGGTCTAGCCCCATCAAGTACATGGATAGACCGATTCCTCTCACCCAGAAAGAGCAGGACGAGTACGAATACCAACGCGCATTGGAAGCGCAGGAACGCATCAAGAGGGCAATGTTCTCTATGATGAATCAGAAGGACGGTGATAGCAATGGCTGATGTTGATATTACAAGCTTATCCGTAGAAATCTCTGCGGAATCGCAAGGCGCAGAGCTTAACATTGACAAGCTTGCTACCGCTATTTCCAAACTGCGCACAAAAGGTAGTATAGGCAAGGTATGTTCTAGCCTTGACACTTTAACAAAGTCTATCTCTGCGTTGAAGTCTGCTTCGTCCGGTATGGACGGACTTAGTAGAATCAATGATTTTATGGACAGAATTTCCAATGTGAACCTGTCTGAAAGTGCAAAGGGCATCCGTTCGGTCGCCAGTGCATTAACTAGGATTTCTTCGGTCGATTTGAAAGGCATTGACCTTTCTGGGCTGAAAGGCAAAATGAATAGCCTGCAAAACGGCCTATCGCCGCTTTCCAAAGTTGATGCGTCTGGCCTTAGAAGTGTAAGTAGCGCACTTAATTCTATTGCAAAAATTCCAGATTTTAGTAGCAAACTGAATTTAAAGACACTGGATGATTTTGCCACTTCGTGCAAGAAAATCACAGATGCCCTTGACCCGCTTGCTTCCAAAATCGAAACAGTAGGAAATTCGTTCGCTAAGTTGCCTTCCAACATCCAAAAGGTCATTTCGGCAACAGACAGCGCTACAAAGGCAAGCAATAAATCGTCGAAAAGTTATTTGAGCCTTTCCAACCAGATGAACAACTTCATGCGATCTGCGGCAAAGCTGGTCTCGCTGAAAGCTATTGCCACCTATCTTGGCAACGCTGCGGAAAAATTCAACAGCTATTATGAGGCTGCAAACCTGTTTGGCGTGTCCATGAAGGGGCTGACCGGCGAAGCAAACACGTTCATCAACAAGATGGAGACCCTGCTTGATATCGACCCAACTGAAGCCATGAACAACATGGCAACAATCCAGAGCTTGACTACTTCGTTTGGCATAGCAAGCGACAAGGCGTATGTGCTGTCGAAAAACCTGACACAGCTTGGCTACGACCTCGCTTCTTTGAAGAATATCCCTGTTGCAGAATCCTTCACGAAGATTCAGGCGGCTATCTCCGGCGAACTTGAACCGATTCGCCGTCTGGGTGTCGATATTTCTAACGCACGGTTGCAGCAGGAACTTTATGCGCTTGGAATCACAACGAGCATTTCTAAGCTGTCTCAGGCAGATAAGGCTATTCTTCGTTACATCGCTATCATGAAGCAAACCACCGATGCACAGGGAGACTTCGCCCGCACTCTGTCCAGCCCCGCGAACATGATTCGTATCTTGCAGGCACAGCTGAACAGTCTGGCTCGCGCCGTTGGTTCTTTGCTCTATCCCGCCCTGAAGTCTATTCTCCCGCCGTTGATCGCAGCCGTTGAGCTGGTCAAAGAACTAGTCACTGGCATTGCATCTATGATGGGCGTCAAGGTAGAGTTCCCGGATTTCAGCAGTGCAAGTGATGCTGTTGGTGGCGTCACGGATGCGATGGACAATACTACCAAAGCGACCGGCAAGGCTGCAAAGGCGTTCAAGAATTACATCATGGGCTTTGATGAACTGAACGTCATCCAGAAGGACAACGGTTCTTCCGGTGGTTCCGGCTCTGGTGCTGCTGGCAACATCTTGGGCGATGTAGACCTGTCCGGCTATGATATGTTCAAGAATTATGTCGGTTCTTCCGTTGATGAAATTAAAGAGAAGATTAAAAAACTTCTTCCAATCATCGCTGGTGTATCTGCTGGATTTGCTGCATGGAAAATTGCAGAAGCTCTTTTTAAGCAGTTAAATGATGCTCACGGATTGGCCTATAAGCTGGGACAGCTTGTTGGAGAAATAAGAAAAAAATTGTTGCTTGTCAATCCTGAACTTGTCGTGATTGCCGGAACAGTCGCTTTGATTGCATGGCGCTTTGCAGATTTGTACCAAAATAGCGAAAAGTTCAGAATCGGCTTGCAAAGAATTAAAAGTCTCATCGAGCTTGCGGCGCTTGGCTTTTCTCAGGGGTGGAATATTTCTCTCACCGAAGGAAAACTTGGACAGTCTATCGAGCATCTAAAAGAGTCCATTAAGACACTTGCGCAACAGATTCTTGATCTGTTGCCTGATGAATGGAAAGAAAGCGTTTCTAACGCTTTTGAAACAATTCGACAAGTTGTAAAAAAACTAGACTTAGATTTAGGCGACTTGGCTATGACTTTAGCCGGGATTGGATTGATTGTCAGCGGGCATCCAGTGGCCGGTCTGGCTGTTATCGGCTTTGAGGCTGTTTCTGTTGCAATTCGCGGATTGGGAAGTGAAAGCGAGGAAGAGGCTTTTAATTTGAAATCCGATTGGCACAGTTCCTTCCAACAGCTTGGAATTGATGCCGGAAACATGGCTTCCTTCTTTGTTGACGGTTTTGCTCAAATCGTAGACAGTATTTCCGATTTTATTCGTTGGGTCAAAGACGGAATTAGCGAATCTGAGCGTTTAGATGTCACCATGAACAAAACGCTGTTTCCGAACGCTCTTCTCGGATTGGCTGACCTTATTTCAGACATTAAAACGTTTGTTCGCTGGGTTGGTGAAGGCCCGACCGAAGCAGAACGCCTTGATGTTTCGATGAATCAAGGCTTTATTGCTAACGCTCTTCTTGGTTTGGCTGATCTGATATCGGATATCGGGAGCGTGATTGATTGGTTTGTTCATTTGGATGACCACATTAAATCGGCTGGTGAATCCTTCGCAAAGTTCTTGGATGGAGTAGAAAACTGGGCAGCGGAAGCAGGAAAAGCCGCTGCAAACATGGTAAACGCAGTTGCAGACGCAATTGCTTCTCTGCCATCAAAAATGTATGAAGCTGGGAAAAACGTTTGGCAAGGTCTTGTAAAAGGCATTCAGAGCGGAATCAGCAACGCGACTGGAGCGGCTGCGAATCTTGCCAAAGCCATAATCGACAAGTTCACCACTGAGACGGGCATCCACTCCCCCTCCAAAGTCTTTAAGGGCTTCGGTGTCTACCTCATAGAAGGTCTTGTGAACGGCATCTCTGCTACCAAAGACCTTGCTGAAAACGCGATGCAGAAGCTCTCTGATTCTGTGATTGCACTCGGCCAACAGTTGACGCAGAACAACTATGGCATGGGCGATGCGAACATTGCCATGACCGCAAATGGCGACGAGAATGGCCTTGAAAAGACCGCCATGAGCCTGCGTAACGTTCTGTCGAATGTTGGCGGCAGTCTGTCTGACTGGCTCAAGAAAATCAAGTCTGCGTTTACGGATTTCTCGGATGGCATCAACGCTGTGTCGGACGTCGGCAAGAAGATTTCGCAGGGGTTCACCGATTCTATTAGCGCCTTGTCCAATACCTCGAAGTCTATCGTTGAAACTAAAAAAGCCTTTAAGTCCGTTTTCTCTGACATGAAAACGTATGTTAAGAGTAGCATTGCTGAAGTCGAAAACGAATACCATTACAACGGTGCTCTTAGTGCTGCTGGGCTTGCCATTCAAAAGGCATTCGAAGGAGCTTATCTCGCTCTCGACAAAGTATCGACTGCCGTTAAAAGCCTTTCCAGCACTATTGATAGTATCAAAAATGTTATCAAGACATTCAATGATTTGAAAACAAAAGTTGGCGAGGTTATCGATCAGGTTCCAGCCCTAAAGGATGCTTACAATGGATTAAAGACGTTTTTCTCCAATTTGTTTGGCACGGATTCCGGCATTGTGAAAATCGTTTCCAATGGATGGGATTTGATTAAAACCAAAGCCGGTGAAGCCCTTACGTTCATCTCTGGAAAAATCAAAGCGCTTGGCGTCGGAGGCACTTCCGGTTCTTCCGGTGGACTGGCTAGTACGCTCGGCGCAATCGGAAGCACAGCTCTTCCGGCTGGCGCTGGCGTTCTTGGTGTTGGAGCCGCTCTTGGTCTTGGCATTACCGGCCATGTTCAGTGGATAAAGGACTTGAAGAATACCTGGTCTGATTCCAGCAAGAGTTTCGGAGAAAAGGTTTTCAACACGGTCAATGATACTCTGACAGACATTTTTAACCCATTTGGCGCAGTAATCAAACTTGCAAAAAACAAGTTCGGTTTCGCTGACGGTGGTTTCCCTGATGATGGGCAGCTGTTTTTGGCCAGAGAGTCTGGCCCGGAATTTGTTGGTAGCATGGGCGGTCACACAGCAGTTGCCAACAATGACCAAATCGTTGAGGGCATCCGCGAAGGTGTTGAAGCTGCAATGGAGCGTCAGAACCAGCTTCTGCGCCGTCAGAACGAGCTGTTGCAGGCTCTGCTTGAGAAGGAAGGGAGCGCAGAAATCAACGTGTCCAGCTTCTATCAAGCGGTGAACAGAACAAACCAGCGCAACGGTAAAACAATTATCCCGGTAGGTACTTAAAGGAGGGGCATTTATGGAACTTGACCAGTACAATCCGATTCGGAGCGTGGATGGGCAGTATCTTAAATGCCCCTCTTCTTATCAGTGGCGGTTACAGGACATTTCAGCATCCGATGCCGGACGCACAGAGGATAACAAGATGGACAAGAAACGTCTTGGACAGTGCGTCAAGCTGGAACTGGAATGGAAGTACACCACGATAAAAGAAGCCGCTGCTATCCTGAAAGCGTTCAACCCGGAATACATCAACGTTACCTATCTTGACGCAATGGCTGGCGATTGGAAAACCAGCGAGTTCTACGTTGGTGACCGTGCTGTGCCTATGTACAATTCGCGGATGAAGCGCTGGGAAGGGATATCTTTTAACATCATTGAAAGGGCTGCACACTGATGGTCAATGTATCGCAAGATATCATAAAATCCTTCAACGAGGGCAACAAACAGACTGCCCTTATTGAAGTTACTGCTGGCAGCAAGACGTTTACCATCACCGATGCAGATATCATTCAGGGCGGGTTGAAGATTGACCGGTACTGCGTGACCAACAGCAAAATTGAGGTCGGCTCTGCGGTTTCGTCTGAACTATCCTTGAAGCTACGAAACTACGATGGCAAATTTAACGATGTCTCCTTTGAGGGCGCTGTACTGAACGTTAAAATCGGTATCCATGCAGCCAACACCTCTGAACTGGGTAAGTTCATTCTTGGCAAGTCCGTTCTTGGCTTTGCAAAAGGTCTTGGAAACTTTATTCTCGGCACTGGTCGGCTTGGCGATTACAGTGTAGACACGGAAGTATATTGGGTTCCTTGTGGTCTGTTCATTGTAGACACCCCGCCCCGCAAGCTAAGCACTATAAGCATCTCCGCGTTGGACTACATGGTCTTGTTTGACCGTGAGGTGAACGCTTCCGCACTCTCCTTCCCTATCCATGTTGACGCGCTTATTCAGAAAATCTGCTCCATCTGCAATGTCACGCTTTCAACGGACGTTTCGGCGCTGCCAAACCACTATTTCAGCATCGGTAGCCTGCCGGATACTAACCAGAAGCTGACTTACCGCCAGCTTTTGCAATGGTGTGCGCAGCTTACCGGCACTTGCGCGTTCATGGATGGCAGCGGACGGCTTGTGCTAAAATGGTATGAGCAGACCGGCGTGACCATTACCGCAAGTGAGCGCTATTCCAGCGATATGTTGGAGAACGACATCACCATTACCGGCTTCACCTGTGACGATGGCAAGGGCAACACATATCTTTCCGGCACGGCAGATTACACGCTTGATCTAAGTGACTGCGGTTTCCTGACCAACGCCTACGATGGTGTTTTGAAGGAACTGCAATCTGCACGCGGCGGGTTTACCTACCGTCCATATAGCGCCACTATCAAGTCTGCTCCGTATTTGTTCCCGCTGGACATGATACGTTACAAGGACAAAGACGGCGTTGTGCATGATACCATTGTCACCAACGTTACGTTGGCTCTGAACTGCAACACGGCGATTTCCGGCGCTGGCGAAACGGTCACAAGTTCTTCTTACGCGCAGTCTGCAAGCGGCGTTACAAGCCAACAGGCGGCAACGGACAGAGCGAATCTGAAAAAGATAAACCAGCGTGCAACAAAAGAAGAGCTTTATAGCATGATGACGTTTACTCCTGAAAATGGGTTGGTCATCACTCGCAGCAACTGGGAAGGCAAAGTTCAAATCACCGGTCAAAACGTACAAGTCGTTCGTGGAAACAACAAAGTTGTTATAAACGACAATGGTATAGACATAACGGATGGCTACGGAAGCGTTTCTATATACAGCGGTGGCATATCTTTTCACGGCATTCGCAACAGTAAAATTTTTGAATGGCCTTATGAAAAAGATTCTTATGGAAACCCTACAGGTGGATTTGATGCACAAACAACAAAAATTGACCTTTCCTCTTACTCATCAGTTATATTAGTTTACGACACACAGAAAGAAGGAACTTGGCTTGCTTCCGGTGGTGGCGCTGGTAGACTTACCGTTGTTCTCCCAGTTAACGGACAAACATATTCTTACGCTTATCCGTGGAATACCGTTCATTGGAGAAAAGTAAAAGTTGAAACCACTGGAATCACATTCGGTTACGGAAACGAACGAACGTCAGATTATAAAAACAACGTTATAACAGGTTTGATACATTTGGAAACTCCTGTTACTGATGGCGCAATCAAAAACAACAACGTTTGCCGCCCGTTGGAACTATACGGTTTTATGTGAGGTAGATATCATGGAGCATTTCAAGTTCAAGTGCAAAGTCGGATTGGATGGTCGATTGTATGGCGGCGGGTGGTGCCATGAAAGTGTTATTCCAAACCCGTTGCCGCCTGATGAGATTTTGTTTGATGACTTGTCAGGAATGACAGAAGGGTTTTATACAGACTATTTATGGGATGGAAGAAAATTGATATACAGCCCCGTGCCAACAACCGGTGAGCCCGCTGATACCGAAACAGAAACGTCTTTTACGCGAATCAACGAAAATGAAGAGGAGATAACTTATCAATGAACTATCAGAAGCAGAACTTTGCAAACGGCGAAGTGCTTACCGCTTCGCAGCTGAACCACATCGAACAGGGCATTGTGGATGTTGAATCTGCCGCCAACGCAACGAAAGCCGTTGTCGATAAAATCATCGACCCCACCCTCTCCCTCTCCGGCAAGGCTGCGGATGCGAAAGCAACTGGGGACGCTTTCAAAAAATGCCAAATTGTCGGTGACAATTTAATCATAAGTGCTGACCAAATTTCTGATTTTAATGATATCAAAGAAAACTCCCGCTACTCATTAGCAATACTGCCATCTAACCCTCCTAAAAATATTCCAACTGATTACCCACTTACAGGCACTACTGCATATCTGGAAACTTATAACGTCGAGTTCCCCGGCTCGTTTACTGTTCAACAGAAAATTACGTTTATCTCAAAAAACTATATCTACTATCGCGAATATGTTGGCAGTACTGACACTTGGACTGCGTGGTCTAAGATGCTAAATACGAGCACGGTAGGAAACCGATTAGTTAGTAGCCGTACAGAAATTGAAGATTTTAATGCCGTGACAGCAAACAGCACTTATGTGCTTGCCATTCTTGCTGATAATCCGCCTAAAAATATTCCTACGGATTATCCACTTACAGGCACTACTGCATATCTGGAAACTTATAACGTCGAGTTCCCCGGCTCGTTTACTGTTCAACAGAAAATTACGTTTATCTCAAAAGACTACTACTATTATCGCGAGTGCGTAGGAAACACAACTAAATGGACTACATGGGAAAAGTATTACACAAAAGATAGCACAAGCGGTGGGCAAGTTAAAATATACATTGGCAGTACAAGAAAATACAAAACACTTAGAGCTGGGCTATTAGAAGCTGTAAGGCATGAAGGATGCGAAGTATATGTAGATGCCGAAACATTTGATATAATCAAGGAATACGGCGACACATTTTTTGAAAATTTTAGCAGCCCCACCAATGAATACGGATTAGCACTAGGCAATGGCATTAAGGTGCACTTTGCAAGCGGAAGCAAAGTGGTTTGTAACTACACAGGAAGCAATCATGCTATAAATGAGGAATTTTCTGTATTTCATGTGTATGCGAGTAGTCAGGGCTTTCTTCTTGATAATGTTACAATAGAAGCTTCCAACGTCAGATACTGCGTTCATGATGAACACGGAATTGACCCTACGCCATACAAAAACATTTACGAAAATTGCTCCATGTACATCGACAACGCACATAATCCTGTTTGGGGTCCAGATACACCTTGCATTGGTGGCGGCCTTGGAAAACATGGTGAAGTAATCGTAGACGGCTGTGTTTTTGAAGCAACCAGCTCTACGCAACGTACAGGTGTAGTATCTTACCACAATTCAAGTGCGTCCGGTGCAAAAAGTAATTTGATTTTCAAAAATAACTACTTTAAGGGCGCTAACAGTGGCTTGCGCTTTGGATGGTATGGTGATAGTGATGAAATCACTAACATTATTATTACCGGAAATAGTTATACATTAGAGCCATATTTAAGAGCAGAAAATGAAAGTGCTACAAAAGAGAATATGAGGATTCTTAAATATAACAACGAACTACGAACTTGATTGAATTACTAAGATGAGCTAAAGAGGGCATTGACCCACTAACAGAAAGGACGTGACATGATGGAAAAAACTATTTTGGACGTTTCCCGCTGGCAGGGAAACATCGACTGGGACAAGGTCAAGGCAAGCGGTCTTGTCTCCGGTGTGATGCTGCGGGCGCTGGGCAACAGCGCAGAAGACAAGCCCAGCAAGCCGTACATCGACCCCACCTTTGAGCGCAACTACCGCGAGTGCCAGCGGCTTGGCATCCCCTGCGGTGTGTACTACTACTGCAAGGCGGTCAACGCGGCAGAAGCAGACGCAGAGCTTGCCCTGCTGCGCAAGGTGCTTACCGGCAAAACGGTGCAGCTGCCCGTTGCGGTGGACATTGAGGACAAGTATGTGCAAGCACCGCTCGACAAGCAGACCCTGACGGACATTGCCGCCCATGCGCTGGGCACGGTGGAGCGCTGGGGCTTTTACGCCATGCTATACACCGGGCTGTACTTTGGCCGTGATAACCTGTACATGACCGGCGCGGCGCTGAAGCCTTATGACGTTTGGCTTGCAGCCTACCGCAGTAAAAAGCCCGCACCGGAATGGAGCTTCGGGCTGTGGCAGTACACCAGAAAGGGCAAGATTCCCGGCGTGTCCGGTGATGTGGATTTGTCAGTGCCTTACAAGGACTATGCCAAAATCATCGCAAAGAAGGGTCTGACCCGTCTTCGGGAGGGCGCATGAGCGAAGCAATCATCGTTGCAATCATCACCGGCGGTCTGAGCCTAATCGGCGTGATTATCTCCAACAACCACACTGCCCAGAGCATGGACGCTAAGCTGGACAAACAGCAGGCCGTGACCGAAACCAAGCTGGAAGAGCTGACCCGCGAAGTCCGGACACACAACAATTTTGCCCAGCGCATCCCGGTGCTGGAAGAACAAATGAAGGTGGTAAACCACCGCATTGCAGACCTCGAAAAAGAAAGAGGAGAGTAACACATGGAAAACATCCTTAACACCATTCTCACCCCGCTGCCCTCGTGGCTGGCGCTGGTGCTCATCGTTGTGGGCGCTGTGTCGCTTGCGCTGGGGCTTATCCGTCTGGGCTACGGCGCAGCTGTCAAGGGCACTGTGCTTGACCTCATTGCAAGGGCGGAGCACGAAATTCAGGGCACGAAGCGCGGCGCAGAACGCAAGGCGTGGTGCGTCAAGATGCTTCACCACTATCTGGACAACAGCCGGTGGGGCAAGCTGGTCTCGTGGGCAATCACGGAAGAGACTATGAGCAAGGTCATCCAGTTTTTCTTTGACCGCGCAAGAGCAGCCCTGCAAAAGCAGTAAGGAGGATATCATGGCAAGCACTACATACCGCCATCTCGGTGACGTCACCGAGATGTACGCCGCACAAGAGCAATTCCGTGACATCACGAAAATGGTCTGCGATTTTGTTGGCTTTAACAAAATCGACCATTTTGCCGTCATTGGCGCTATGGTGCGCAACGCCGGACAGCTTCCCGAACCTTTCTGGCTCGGTGCTGCCTGTGGCGGCGGCTCGCGTAGTGTTGCCCGCTGCGCTGCAAGGACTTGACCGACAGCAGATGACCGCAGCCATCAAAAACGCACCGCTTGGGAGGGTAGACCGTAAGATAGCCTTACTGCGGTACGTTGAGCGGCTTCCGCTGCCGGACATTGCAGCACAGACACATTACAGCCGGACGGCGGTAGGCTACCGGCTGAAAGGCATTGATAAAATGCTGGATGTGTGATATAATAATTATAGCGTCCGAAGTAGCGTACACACACTTCGGAGAAAATGTGTGCAGAGAGCCAGCGGAAGAACGTTTACCCGCTGGCTTTTCTTTTTGCGCGAATTGTGGTATAATAATGCCAACGAAATCCACCCGGCCTATCGGAGAAGCACAAGAGGGTGGATATTTGAAAGGCTACGGCCTTTGTAGAGAGCGGCATTGCCTGCGGGCGGTTCCGCTCTTGATTTTAGACTTTGCCATTTCGGCGGCATAAAAAATCCCCTGCTTTGTCGAAGCCCTGCGTGCCACGCTGGGTACTTGTAGGCAAAGTGGGGGATTTTTGCTTTATACACACTAGTTTTGTCGAAGCCATTGCCATATATTGGATATTGTGATATTTTAGTATCGCACTCCAATGTGTGCATCCTTACAGTTAAGCGCTCATGCGGATTTTTCCGTGTGGGCGCTTTTCTTTTTTTGTCCTTCGTTGTGCGCTCTTTGTCCTTCACTTTTTGCTGATGCGGTACACTGGAAGCACAAGGAGGGATGTTTTATGAGCTATTATCCAACATCCGGAGCACCATACGTTCCGCAGCAGCCTGTCAATCCTTACGGCGGCATGGGAACAGTAGGCCTTACCACTCCCCTGCCAAACACACAGATGCAACAGGCGCAGCCGCAGCGTCCGCAGCCGATGAATGGGCAACAGCCTGTTCAGCAGTCGGCACAAGATGGCGGCTGGTTGCTTGGCAGACCCGTTTCCAGCAGGGAGGAATTTCTGGCGATACCGTCAGACCTGTACGGCAGACCGACCTACTGCCCGGACTTGCGCAGTGGTGTGATCTACTGCAAGCGTCTCAACCCAGACACCTGTGAATCCTATGTGCAGGAGTTTTACAGCCCGGAAGCATGGCGGCAGATGCAAGCACAACAGGCACAGCAGACCGCTGCACCGACACAGCAGTATGTTCCTATTGAGCAGTACAACACCCTCGTGCACCGGCTGGATGAACTGGAAAAGTGGCAGAAGAGCTTTTCTAAGCCCACTGCCGCAGCGAAGAAAGGAGAATAAGCGATGCCCTCTCCGTTTGATATGATTACTCACAGCCCTATCATGCAGCTTGCGAATCTGGCTCGCGCCGGGCAAAACCCGATGGGGCTTATCCAGCAGTTAAGCGGGCAGAATGCTCCTATCATGCAGGGCTTGAACCTGATTCAGGGCAAGAACGAAGCACAGCTCCGAACGATGGCGCAGAACTTAGCCAAAGAGCGTGGCATCGACCTGAACCAGCTGGCAAGCGCCCTGAATTTGACGCTGCCCCGATAACGCATCCCTCTAAGCGAAACGCTTCTCAGTTTTGCGGACTTGACAAAAACCGCATTTGTTTGGCTTCGCCCATCGCATACGGCGGTGGGATGGCATAACGCAAAACTGAAAGGAGTTTTGTTATGGACGATTTTGCAACTGGCTATCTGGCTGGGCAGGACGGCGGCAATAACAACGGCGGATTCTTCGGCAATGAAGGTCTGTGGGCGGTTATCATCCTCGCCATCATCTTTGGCTGGGGCACGAACGGCTATGGCCGCAACGGCGGCGACAACGGCATGAATGCCTACATCCCCTATCTGGTCGGCACTGGCGCAACCGGTCAGGGCGGTGCAGACACCCGCGCGGCTCTGTCTGAGGGCTTCTACCAGCAGGATACCTCCCGCTCTCTGGCGGGCATCCAGAGCGGTATCTGCTCTCTGGGCTATGACCAGCTGGCGCAGATCAACGGCATCAACGCCAACATCGCGAACGGCTTTGCAGGCGTGAACAGCGCCATCTGTCAGCTTGGCTACCAGAACGCACAGCTCGTGAACGGTCTGGAGCGCAGCGTGTCCAACGGCGACAACGCCATCAGCCTTGCCATCATGCAGGAGGGCAACGCACGGCAGGCTGGTCAGACCGCACTTGCCACGCAGCTTTCATCTTGCTGCTGCGAGAATAAGCAGCTCATCGGCGACCTGAAGTACACAATCGCAACGGAGGACTGCGCTACCCGGCAGGCTATCGCAGACAACGCCCGCGCCATCGTGGACAACTGCAACGCCAATTTCCGCAGCATGATGGACTACTTCACGCAGGATAAGATTGCCACTCTGACCGCTGAGAACCAGAACCTCAAGTTCGCGGCTTCTCAGGATCGCCAGAATGCGCTTCTGACCACCGTGATGTCCCAGCAGACTGACACCATCCTGAACCGGGTCAATCCTCGTCCGATTCCCGCTTATCAGGTGGCAAATCCCAACGTAGGCGTGAACTGCTGCGGCTGCTGCTAAACAATACACTCCCCGATAACACCGGGTGAACCATCGGGGCAGGGGTAAGACACCTCTGCCCCTGATTTTTTAGGAGGAAAATATTATGGCTTGCAAAACAAGCTGCAAACTCTGCCCGCATTTGGTCATCAGTCAGGCGGTCACGTTCGCCAATGATACGCTGACCATCAATATCCCTGCTGGCGCATACCAGAATGGAGAGCGTTATTGCATTGTGGTTGCTCAGAGCATCCCGGACACGACTACCATCAACGCCCCTGTTGTCATCACCATTGGCGCAGGCGCGACCGCATACCCTCTGACCGACTGCAACTGCGCTCAGGCAACCGCTGAGAGCATCCACACTCGCACCCGCTATGCTACTCGTGTGGCAACGTCTGCCACCGGCACAGCCACGTTCAAGTATCTTGGCTGCTTCTGTCGTTCCCACGCTGGTGCGCCCGCGTCCATTTCTTAAGGAGGTATAGATTATGGGCAAGACTAATTTTCGCCGCATGATGATGCTCCGTGACCATGACAAAGACCGTGAGCCGGAACGTGACCGCCTTGAGGAAGAGCGTGACCGCAGGGAACGTGAGATGGAACGCCGCCTGCGCAAGCTGGAAGGCGACAACGACCGCTATCCCTACTATCCGCAGGAGAAAAACCGCTACATCGACCCCTACCCTATCCCCCGCTACCCTGACGTAGAGAATGGGCGCAGAATGCCGCAAATCGGCTTCTCTCAGAACGGCGACTGGGACAAGCGGTCTGGACAGTACGAACGTGGCGGCGCAGACAGCCGCTCCATCAAGATGCCACGCCAGCACCTCACCCACGATGAAGCAGAGGAATGGTGCGACAGCATGGTGAACGCTGACGGCACGAAGGGCTGTCACTGGACGCTGGAGCAGACGCAGGACGTTGCGAAACAGCGCAATATCACCTGTGACCCGAACGATTTCTGGGCTGTCATGAACATGATGTACTCGGATTATTGTCAAGTGGCAAAGCGCCAGTCCGTTGACACTCCGGGCTTCTACGCTGACATGGCAAAGGCGTTCCTTGAGGACGCAGATGCCGCAGATGGCAAAGCATATCTCTACTGGGATTGCGTGACAGAGAAGTGAAACAAAAGAGGGGGTGTGCCCAAAATTGGACAGGCCCCCTCTTTATTTACTATCAGCACTGAAAATTCAGTTATGACCAGAGCGCAATTTTGCGCTTTGATAATTAGTGGCGAAAAATTCCGCCACTAAATCAGCCTAAATCAATCTGGTCTTTCGATGCTGCAACGGACAGGTTGTAGATGTACTCCCCTGCCGTGAATCCGTGCTTGCGTGCTTCTCTCGTAACGAACGTCCGCTCGCTGTCGCTCATAAGAATTGTGATTCGCTTGCTACGTTTGCCGTCACCCTTCTGCCCCTGATGGGAAGTGTAAGGCTGAATCTCCATCGTGCGCTTTGCATCGCTGACAGATAGGTTGGTAAGAGCAATCATAATCTGCTGGTTCTGCTGAACGATGGCTTGCAAGACTTCCGTGTTCTTCATCAGCACTTGCAAGATTGCATCGTTCTGCGCGTCAGGCTTGTTCTCCTGCTGGTTCATACTGTAAGAGCCAGTCTTGCGAAGCGTAGGAAGCACATCATGCGTTACCCATCTCTTAAAACGGCGAAGCTTCTCAATCCTTTCCTTGATTTCGATGGGGTACTCATCTGACACCCCATGATTATGCGCTTTTTGCGGCTGCATTGCAAAAAGAAGAGCATATAACCCGGATTCGTTGATAACAGTCACTGTTTGCTCACGCCCAAGAGAATCTTTGATTTTCAAGGAACGCTTATCGCAATCGTCAATTCGTCCGATGCTTCTATTTGGGTTCTTGTCTTGAAACGCATTACATACATCCCTACCGACAAACCAGTACTCTCCGTTTTTCACAAATGTTCTGATTGAGCCAAACTCTTCGTTCTTAAAGATTTGAAGTGCGTTTCTGTTATCCATCATATCCTCCATATTCAACTGTTTGGCATCTTCCACGCCGACCTCATACGCCTTGTAAGTGATGCGAGATAACGCTTCCGCAATCTCATAATCATCCTTATTGAGCGGACGACCATTGTTGTTTTTCTTGAAGTTTTCGAGAATCTCTTCTTTCGTTGCCGGAATGTTCATTGGCTTTATCACAAAAATCTTGCTTGTAATGCAACTATGAAGATGATATAATGGATTTATCACCCATAATCGCATGGAGTGTAATCCCTTAAACTGCCGGTGACCGCCAAGTTACGAACAGTTTAGGGGATTTTTTATTTTTGATGTTCAAGCCATTGCTGGACAGCTTCACGAACGGCTTCTCCCTTAGAAATGCCGTTTTTTTCGCAATAATCCGAAAGCTGTTTGTCAGTATTCACGTCCAAACGGACGCTTGTGCGAACACTGTTCGGGTTTTCCAGCTTTGGTCTTCCCATTTTTGCACTCATGCGTTCACCTCCACTTTTGAGCGCACATTAAGTATACTATTTGTGTGCTTAAAAGTCAATACCTACTACCGGAAGATACAGTTTGCAGGTATATCGTGTTTCACGACATACCTCAATCCTCCAAGAAATCTTCCAACTCAATCTTCCCATCTGCCGCAGCAGCAGCCAGAGCGTACACATACTGCCCGATGGTCATTCCGTGCCGTCTGGCTTCACGGTTGATATACTTACGTTCTTCCTCGCTCATAAGGATGGTAATGCGCTTAGAACGTTTGCCGTCACCGCTTGCAACGCCCTGATGCGATTCCGGCATCGGGATTTTTTTCTTTGTCAAGCCAGCTTCTGCAAGTGCGCCGGGAACATCTCCCTGTTCGATAAGACGTTGAACTTCTTTCGCTTGTTTCAGCTTCTTCGGCTTACCTTCGCCTAACACGGCATCATTTGGCTGTCTTTCGTTGTCTTTGGCTTGCTTCGGCTTAATACTGCTTAATTCCGCTTCACTTGGCTGTGCATGGCTGTCTGTGGCTTCACTGGGCTTAATCTGTGCTTGTTCGGCATTATTCGGCTTTGTTTGGCTTACTTCTTCTTCCTTTGGCTCACTTCGGCTTAATGTCTGTTCCGAAAAAACAGGCTGAAAATCAAACCCGCCCAACAAGCCGGATGTTTTTTTGCTGGACTTTTTCACTGTGTGTCACTCCAATCAATAAAATACCCGTTGTACCGAAAAGATTTCGCCGCATTTCCAGCTTCAATCAAAACTTTTCCGGCTTTTATGGCTTCTTCGGGACTTAACGCCCCACAATGTCTTTGCGAAACAACATAATAAATCGGATTGTCTATTCCATCCCCTCGGCGGAAAAACATAACATCTTTCGAGCTGAATTTGCTTTGCAATTCAAACTCAGCTTTTTCCAGCTCTTTATATCTAACTACATTCACTACACATCCCCCTCTACAATCATCTGCGCCAACGCCTTGAAATCCTCTGCGCTGGTGCTCTTTGCCGTGTCACCGCTAAACAGGCTGTGCCGCTCTGCCTGTGCCTTGCGAACACCCATAGACGGTCTAATCTTCACGTCCAGTAGGGTTGTGCCCATACTCTGTGCAATCACAGGAAGCTGCTCCACAACCTCTTTGGATAGATTTTCGCGGCTCTTGTACTGGTTCAGAAGCAGACCTTCAATCTTCAAAGTCGGATTGAAGTATCTGCGAACATCGCCGATGGTCTGCGAAAGCTGGCTCAAACCAGCCAGTGCGTATCGGTCTGCTGTGATGGGAACGATGATGCTGTTGGCGGCGATCAGCGCGTTCACAAGCGCAAGACCAAGCTGCGGGGGAGTGTCCAGCACAATATAATCGTACTGCCCGGACACGCTTTCAAGGGCTTCTCGCAGCCGGAAGTTCTTTCCCATGTCCCGGACAAGCTGCTCGTCAATGTCCTTCAATGCGTTATCAGACGGCAGGATGTCACCCGCTTCACAGTGTTGGATTCCTTCTTCTGCCGTGCCTTGCCGGGTCATCACATCAAACAGGGTGCATACGTCCTCTGTCTGTGCGCCGTAGGTGTCCGTTGCATTGCACTGGGCATCGCAGTCCACCAGCAAAACTTTCTTGCCAAGCAACTGTAACGCACCAGCCAGACAGGTGCTTGTTGTGGTCTTTCCTGTGCCGCCCTTCTGGTTGGCGACCGCTATAATTTTTGCCATTTTATCACTCTTTCTTTATTCTTTCACTGGTTCTGGCATCGGCATCCAATGGGTGAATTTCTGATATTTTGTCCTCCACCAACATTTCCCGTTCCATTGAGCCGTAATCGTATGCGTCCCACAGAAATAAGGCCCATTAGAAACGCAAGACACAAGATATGTTCCCGGTTCTTCTGGTAGCCTGTCTTTCACACTAATCCATTCCATTCTTTCTCCTTTCTGCATCATCTGCTCAATGTGCTGCATCTGACTACTTCAAGAAGCTATCATCAAACGTAGCATAATCGTCAAGGTCTGCTTCTTTCAAAATTGAGTACATATAAGCGCCGGGGTCTTTTTCAATCTTATCAAGCCGTTCACTGACAAGAATCCTGTATGCGTTCTCAACGATGTTTACAACAGCTTCCTTTTTCTTGTTAGGCTTGATGTTCGGATACTTCTCCGGCAATCTCTTTGCCACCAGCTTTGCAGTCAAGATACACTGGCTTTTAGACATCTCCGGCGCAATAGATGCCCAATCCACATCCTCGTATGCGCCGCTGCGGGGCTTTTTGGCAGGTCGTTGGCTCTTTGGAACATCTTTTAGCTCTACGCTTTCAACCTCGTTAGCTTCCACGTCTATGACTGGCTCATTAGACTTGAAAGCTACATTGAACTTCACAGCAACCGCATTGCGACCTCTCATGACCTTGTCATATTCAACGCACAGGTCTGATACTTCGTTTATTTCAGCTACCGCAATATCAATGACACGCCGCCTAAGATGCTTGAACTCTTGATAGCTAGGTTCTCTTGCACCAAGCTGTTCCCTTAATCTATCCAGCGTAATTTCGGGCTGGCTCACGCCACGTCCGATGAACTCTCGGAGAATTGAATACAGCAAAATGCTATACTGCGATTTCATATTCGCTGTGTAGCGCAAGCGATACTTGACATATCCACGCTCCGCAATGTCAAAGAAAACAGGTTGCAGAAGCGGGTTACAGCATAACGACACAGTAATATTCATCAAACTAGGTTCAAAGTTTACAGTTGCTCTACTGAACAAGGGATACAAGTCAAACGAGCCTGAACCGTCACCTCTAGGGACTTCAACGGAGTTGTCGATGAAATGCTTGACCTGTGCTTTCAAATTCCTAGAGTTGATTTTCAACCCCAAAAACTCGCAATACTCTTGTAACGTAAACTGAACCGTTGAAGTTTCGGGGTCTCTCGGATTGATGCGGCTAAGATACACTTCAAGCAACCGAAGCTCTCCTGCTGTATAGTCAGTGAACTTTGCCCAAACAAGCTGTCTGCTTTTTTCAACCAAGTTCCCGCCTTTAATATCAGACAATCTTATCACGCCTCCTCTCGTATAAAAGTATATCACAGATAGGTGTACAAATCAATAGCAAACGTACACCTATTTCCACTTCTTGTACACCTAACTGTCCACATTTCGTACACCTATTTCCACAATCTGTACACCTATATCCATTTTTTGTACACCTCTTTACATTATATAAAACAAGACTATTAACAAGATTATAAAATAAATTCTACTAATAGCAGAAGAGGAAAATTTTCCACAAAATCTTTTCTTTCTCTCTTAAAAAGTGGAAAACACAAAGCGAATATCGCCAAATAAACGGATGTCCAACATCCGAAAGGTTGAAACGCTTAACGGTTAGGTCTACCTAACGTGTACAAAAAGTGGATGAAAAACTTTTAATTCAATGCTATGGGGGACAGATTGACAAACCGACTAATCACAGGCAATAGATTAACGATAATTCGTTATTTATTCCGCACGAATGTTGTCGATTTACAGCCTATGGGGGACGGAATGACAAGGTGAATTTGCCAGATAGGTGTACAAAAAGTGGATGAACGTGTACAAAATGTTCTTCAAAAAATGCGATAATTCGACAATCAGCCACTTATGTTATTTGGATTTACAGTATAGGAATCGTTAGACTTCATGGCAGCTTCTGTTCCAGCATCCTGCGCCTGATAGAGGATTTCCATCTTTGGGGCTGTTCCGTTCGGGTCTGGGTCAGTTTTGGTGGCTTGTGCTATCTCATAGCTACCGGACACCATCCGGCAGACAGCAACCCTGTCCTTGAGCGGTGTGTGGAGGTTTGCCAGAATCTCAGTCAGCACTCCGATGTGGTCTGAACCGTGATCTCCGTACCTGATATACAGCAAGGCATCTATCTCATAGGAGGAGCACTCCATCATAGCATCTATGAGAATCCGCCGTTTCTCCAGATCGGAAAGGCCGTCTTCCAAGTGTTCCAGCAGCCCTGGGTGAATGCAAGCGTCCATGTATCGAGCCACCGATACGCCGCAGCAGGTGAACCAGCGCATAGCCATCGGAAAGGAAATGGCTGCCAGACCTTGCTCCCAATTTGCTATCGTGCCGCGATTCACGCCCATTCTTGCCGCCAATTTCTGCTGGCTCAAGCCGGAACGCATTCGAGCTATTTCTAATGCTTTGGCTGTTCTTACTAAATATTCATCCATAAATTCTCACCCTTTCAACAAAATCCAGCAAAACTGCCGGGTTCGACAAGCCAAAAAATGGAAAAAGCTGCTATGGAGAACCAACAGCAGCCTGTGTTATAACTGTATTGTCAAAAAATTCCAAAGAGGAGTGGAACAAAAATGAAAGAAACTGTAATCTGGAACCATGAACGTATGCCGATCATCGACGGAATGCCTGCCAGCGTTCCCGATGGGCAGCCACACACACCTGAACCATGGGAGGAAAGTTAATGAAACGAACCGTAGACGCTCTAATTATCCCATACGCTCGCAGACGGGCGCTGGAGCTTGTCCTGAGCCTTTCTGGGTACGAAGCTGATAAAGATGCTTACCTCGAAGCAAAAGGCATCCTGGAACGCGCCGTAGCCGCCTTGGACGATGGGCGCGACCCAGGAGATAACATCGAACGCATTAACGGACAGCTCGTAGAGCTGTGATTGGAGGAAAGATGGATAGGCGTTGTCCCTTTTGACTTGAACGCTCGTGGCTTCCCCGATGAAAAGTAACGGATGTGAAGAAAACATTCGATTTTTGCAAAGTTGTTTAAATCGTATTGACTATACAACTGAAAGATGTATAATCGTATCAAATGAACATCTGCACTTACCGATCGGGAGGATATGCCACAATGAGTGAACAGGAAAGAGCCAAGATTGACCGATTTATTGCATGGCTGCTGGAACATCCTGATAAGATTCCGGCAGCTAAAGAAATAATATCTAACGCATGACAAAACCCCTTGCGCATAAGGCTACCGAAAGCCCGGCGCAAGGGGTTTTATTTGTACCGGGTCAATCCTTACAGACTTTCATCAGTTTTAAAAACCGGTTAGAATCAGATTTTACGGTTTCAGTTCCGCTGTGGCCATCTTCATACGTCACATAAAACGTGACGCTGGTTTTAGATTTTGCAGATGCTGCTCCGTAAACAGCACCGGGCAAACCGGCAATTGAACTGCCAATGGCAGTGCGGATGGCAGCGCTCCCTGCCTTTTTGCTAGTGTTGGAAACGATAATTTTTGCTTTTACAGGGTTATGCGCAGCCCTAATTTCTTCTCTTTCCTGCGCCGCTTCCATTTCTGCTTGAACTTTTTGTGCTTCTTTTTTGGCTCTTCTTTCTGCTTTTGTGCCAAAGCAGGCCTGCCACTTGTAACAGCAAAGAACAATTCCAGCGAGACCAACAATAGCGCTGGGTGTCCCATGCAGATTGCAAGAAAAAACAAGCAGTCCAATGCCGCCAAAGAAAACTGCCTTATCTAAGCTCGTTCTTTTCATTGGCATCCCCTTCACATTGTTTTGATAAGCTTCATTAAGGCTTCGCGCTTTTCTTTTGACATCTCCACCAACTTCTGCTCAATCCATTTGATATCCGCGTCAACTTCGCTTTGCGGCTGCTGGGGCGGGTTTTCTTTTTGCTCGCCAGAAACCAATGTATCCACGCTTGTTCCGAAATAAGAAGCTATCTTGTCAAGCGTCTCATATTTCAGGGTCTGCTTTCTACCGTTTTTCAAATCGGTCAAAGATCCACGGCTTGCGCCCGATTCCTTGCACATGGTGGTCACATTTACTCCGCGCTGCTTGCAGAGATTTTCAATATTTTCGTACAAGTTTGCCATAATTCCAGTCCTCGCATTGTAAGGTTTGCTGAAATTACGCGAACGCTTAAAAAGGCCTTGCATTTTACGCGAAAGCGTATTATACTAAGACCGTACCGCGAAGGCGTAATGAATGATTTCTAGCAACTTCATTATATTACACTTATGCGTAAAAATCAATAGCCGGAGGTGAAATAATGGCTGAAAAAAAGCCTCTGTGTGACTTTGGCAAACAAATCGAGATTGCTCTTATCCAAAAAGACAAGACCAATGACTGGTTGATTGAAAAAGTCAAGGAGGACACCGGACGATATTTTGACCGTTCTTACCTTTTCAAAGTTAAGACAGGAAAGCTGGAAACGCCCGGCATCAAGAAAAGCATCTGCCGGATTTTGAATATTCAGGATTCGGGAGTGTAAGAAGGGAGAGAAAAAATGGCAAACATTCAAGTTTTTGAATATCAGAACAGCAAAGTTCGCACGGTTGATATGGACGGCGAAGCATGGTTCGTTCTGAAAGACGTGTGCGCTGTGCTTGGTATTAGCAATAACCGCATGGCTGCTGACCGATTAGATGATGACGAAAAGGGTGTCAGCCTGATTGACACCCTTGGCGGCAAACAAGAAATGGTAATCGTCAACGAAAGCGGTCTGTACCATGTCATTCTTCGTAGCGATAAGCCGGAAGCGGCTCCGTTCCGCAGATGGGTAACGAACGATGTGCTTCCTGCAATCCGTAAGACTGGAAGCTACAACGCACCGCAGCTTACCCGGTCGCAGCTTCTCGCAACCGCACTGATCGCAGCGCATGAGGAACTGGAAGAGAAAGACAAGCAGATTGAAACCATGAAGCCGAAAGCGCTGTTTGCTGACGCTGTGAGCGCAAGCAACCAGAGCATTCTCGTTGGTGAGATGGCGAAGCTGCTGTCACAGAACGGCATCCAGATGGGGCAGAACCGCCTGTTCCAGTGGATGCGTGAGAACGGATACCTGATTAAAGACAAGAAGCGGACGGACTACAATATGCCAACGCAGAAGTCTATGGAACTTCGCTTGTTTGAAATCAAGGAAACGTCCATTGCACATTCCGATGGGCACACCTCCATCAACAAGACCCCGAAGGTGACCGGCATCGGTCAGGTCTATTTCGTTAATCTCTTCTTAAAGACGGAGAAGAACAAGAAAGCGGAGGGCTGAACATGGAGAAGATCATCACATTAAAGGTAGACCTTGAGCACCCGGACGATGCGAAGTTCGCCATTGACAAGGCTGTGGAAGCCTACGAGCAGAGCAAAAAGCACTGGGATGCTTTTGAACTCAACGAAGCCAAAAGCAAAGCACGAGATATTTTGTACGGCCTGTGCAACGATGGTTACAGCATGATCTGGACGGTCACGGATGGCGCTGTCGGCCTGACGATCTGGACAGATTTTAAGGAGCCTTGTTTTGGACAGTGTTATATGCCAAAAGAAAGCCTGTTTGACATCTGGGTCGAAAAGCTAGTTGCGCTGTGCATTGCCACAGGCAAGGAAGTCCCGAAGTTTATCACAGATAAGGCTGGTGAATGCTGGTGATGAAATTTCGTAAAGCGCAAAGCCGCAAGCGCAGATTAAAGCTGGCAATGGCAGCTGGCGTATCCAGAAACGATGCCAACAAGGTGCTGTGGATGGAGAAATCCATCAACCAGTGCTTTGAGCGGCACAACAGAGAAGAAAAACTGAAAGAGGAGATGCAGCGTGGAAGAAAAGTACTGTGAGCGCTGCGGTGTCTTTCTTGGCCTTGTAAATCCGTGCAAGAAATACTGTGAAGAATGTAAAATCATTGTTCGCAGAGAACGGCAGGCTCTTATAAAGAAAGGAATTAAGGCTAAGCCGGAACCGGCTTTATGCGCTTGGTGCAAGAAACCAATGGTTCGGAAGGTCTGGTCTCAGAAGTATCACCCTGAATGCGCAGCAGATGCAAACAAGGCTTTGACTAAAAAGTACAAAGCCAAAAAGCAAAAAGAACTGAATGAGCTAAAAGCATCTGGTGAGTTCAAAATTACTTGGGATGTGCAGGAGCCAGAACGTGCGAGACCTCAAAAGCACGAGCCTCCAAAGTATACCGTGCGACAGATGAACGATGCCGCAAAACGATACGGCATGAGCTACGGCCATTACAGTACTTTACTTGCACAGGGAAAGGTGAAGGCTCCTGATGAACGGTAAATACTACGGCCAGCGTGAAATCCGCTGGCACAGCCGGGAGAAAGACCGGCTGGAACACATTCATAAAAGAAAGGACAAGAATGAAAGCATTCGTGGAAATTGCCCTGATTTGGGGCATTGTCCTGGCATTGGTTCTAGCAGCGTTCCTGCTAAACTTCTGGCTGGTGCATCATATCGAGCTTCTGGTCGGAGCTAAAATGACCTGGTACATTATCGGAATCAGCGCTCTGATGGCCACATGTTGGGTTTTCAGCACAGGTAAGAAAGCATGACGCTGGAAGATGCAATGAAAGCCAGGTACTTCAACATCAACGACCTTAGCCGTAGATCGGGAGTATCAAGGCCGACGATTTACAGCATCTTGGACAAGCGAAAAAAGCAGAAAAGCTCCGTTCGGGTCGATACGCTTCTAAAAATCGCAAAGGCCTTGAATGCAAAGATTACCATTAGTGAAAACAAGCCAAGCGGATTTGATATTGTCTTAAAAGAGGTGAAGAGAAATGAAAACTGTTAAAGGAACTGTATTGTGCTTTATAAGCATATCCATCGACGATGCGGCACTTGGATGTGGAAACGCCATCAATGGCGCTTCTAATGGCTGGGGGAAGCTTGGATATACGCTGCTGTCCTTGTCTATGCTTTTTACTGCTTTGATTCTCGCTATTATCGGCGTTAGCGCGGAGAATGAGCGTATTGAACGCGAAAACCGTAAGATCAAGCGAGTGCCCCACCACACCAACGAGTGGAGGGATGCTCAGTGAAATGCCCGATGTGCGGACAGGAAAGTGTTACGACCGTCGACACTAGAAACGAAGACGATTGCATTATTCGCAGAAAGCATTGCTTGAATAAAGAATGCGATTACCGGTGGTCTACCATTGAAATCGACACAAGCCAGTGGTACTCAGCTCTTCAAATCCAAGAGCACAGAAAACAGAGAGGACGGCCCAGAAAGAATGATTAGCGTGAACCTAGATAGATTCGGTGGCGTGACAGAGCCGGAGGACGGCGTGTACTTCATGACCAACAAGCAGATGGCAGAAGCCAAAGAAGCTGACCGGCTGGCAGCGATTGAGGACTTACAGTCTGAGATTGAGGACAGGGAAGCAGAGCTGAAAGACCTCCGTGCGCAGTTGGCAGACCTGATGGCTGATTGATTTTATACAGCCAAGTTAAGCCGAAGTATGAATAATGATGCCTAATGAAGCCGAAGAAAGGAAACGTATGGACAACAGCAAAATCCATGAAGCTCTGATGGCTGTTCAGTCAGAGCTGAAAGCCCCCAAAGGGCAGATGAACACATTTGGCGGTTACAAGTATCGCTCTTGTGAGGACATTTTGGAAGCAGTCAAACCAATTTTGAAAGAACACGGTTTGCTTCTTACACTTTCTGATGAACCTAAAGTGTTAGAGGGGTGGCATTACATCGAAGCGACCGCAAAGGTGGAAACTCTGGATGGTGGATGCGTAACGGTTACTGCTTACGCAAGAGAACCGGAGCAAAAAACCAAGATGGATGCAGCGCAGGTGACTGGAACGTCTAGTAGCTACGCCAGAAAGTACGCCTTGAACGGTTTGTTCTGCATTGACGATACGAAGGACGCAGACACAGACGAATACCAAAAGCAGACGACAAGCAGGGTAAACAAGCCTGCACAGAAGCAAACGGAAGCGGAAACCATCCCCCCATGTGCTTGCTGCGGAAAGCAGTTGCAGCCTATTCAGTACAACAACCGCACAGTCACTCCGCTGGAAACTGCAAGAAGCACGAAGAAACGCTTTGGGCGTGTCCTGTGTTGGGACTGTGCCCAGAAACAGCCGAAGGAGGGCTAAACAATGCTTAACTCTATCGCAATTCAGGGGCGTCTGGTTCACACGCCTGAAGCTAAGGTCACGAAATCCGGAAAGGATGTTTGCACGTTCAGCATTGCTTGTGACCGTCAGAGTGGCGGCCAGAAGGAAACCGACTTCTTTAACTGCACCGCATTTGGCAACACGGCACTGTTCGTTTCCAAGTGGTTCCAGAAGGGTAGCCTGATTCTGGTGACTGGCAGCATCCAAACCCGGAAGTATACCGACAAGCAGGGAAGCAACCGCACCGCAACGGAAATCATGGCGAACAAGGTTGACTTCTGCGGTGGAAAGTTTGACAGCAAACCCGCCGATCGGGCGCAGGATACATCGCAGAACTACTCTCAGGGCAACACGGACGACTTCTCTGTGATTGACGACAGTTCTGATCTCCCTTTTGACTAACGGTTACGCTACCGGAACAAAAGGCGAGAAAGGAACACTATGTTTTACCGTCCGAAAGTAGTTCGATGCCGCCTGAAAACTGGCGGGAAAAGCATCGAACAAATCAAAGAATCTCACAAGGGGCAAGGGCTGGTTTATCGGGATTTTGAAAGTCTCCAACAGATGTACGATGCTTTTTCTGGATTGATTGTTGAACTGTCACTTTGGGAATATGACAACCACGAAAGCTATCATCTCGAAAGCTGGAATTCAGAAGATGATGAAAAAGTTATGATGGGCGTTTATTACGCAGAGCAAACGCATCCATTCCCTCGATACAAGAACGATTTTGAAAAATTCAAAGTGGACTGGGAAGCAAAGGAATATGAATGCGAAGGCGCATCTCTTGTTTTTGAGCCAGCAGATGTTGAAGAACTCGAAACTATATGCGAAGAAGTTCCTTCGTCTTGACCGCCTACCTTATATAAGAGCTGCGCTATCTGGCTGGACGGGCGTTTGGAAAGATGAAACACTTGGGCGATATCACAAAGATTCACGGCGACAAGATAGAGCCTGTGGATTGCATCACGTTCGGAAGCCCATGTCAGGACTTGTCCATTGCTGGACGCAGGGCGGGACTTGCCGGAGAACGCTCTGGGTTGTTCATGGAAGCGGTTCGAATCATAAAAGAAATGAGGTCAAGCACAAATGGACTGTATCCAACTTTCGCTGTTTGGGAAAACGTGCCCGGAGCATTCAGTTCCAATGGAGGAGAAGATTTCAGAGCCGTGCTGGAAGAACTTGCCCGCGTGGAACAACCAGACGCTTCAATTCCTAGACCTCCGAGGGGGGGCAGATGGAGCAAAGCCGGAGCAATCGCCGGAAACGGATGGAGCTTGGCTTGGCGACAGCTTGACGCTCAATATTGGGGAGTGCCCCAGAGAAGAAAACGTATCGCTCTTGTCGCAGATTTTGGAGGTCAACGCGCAGGAGAAATACTATTTGAGCGCGAAAGCCTGCCGGGGAATCCTGATCCGTGCATCCCGGCGTGGAAAGAAATTGCTGGACTTGCTGCAAACTGCCCTTCTGGGAATGATCGAGTGGTGGGAACCGGGCGCAGCTGCAAAGGCGATGGAGATGCTGATTGCAGAAGAACAGAAACGGATAAGACGGGAGAAGCTGACGGCCCTGAACGAGAGAAAAGAACGGTTGGAGGAGAAGGCAGCGAAGCAGCTGCGTATACTCTTAAAATCCGTTCAGGATGCGCAGGCGGCGGAAAGTGCGCACTTGTGCAAACAGAAAAAGTCGGGACGCTATCGACGCTCCAAGACCAAACCCTCTTCCAACTGATTTCGGAGCCGACGTACTGCATCGGCGGAAACACGGTTGACCGAACGACATACCAGAATGGAACAGGCGTGAAGGAAAGCAAGGCCTTTACCGTGAACACGGTTGACCGCCACGCGGTTGCGTATTCCATAAATCCGTTGTCAAGCAACAGCATGAAGTCGCCAAATCCGCACAGTGGGTTCAACGAAACAAGCGTAAGCAAAACGCTTGATTGTTCTGACGCAAACCCAACAAAGAATCAGGGCGGACTTGCCATCGTTCAGCCAATGCCGATTCAGGACAAAACGGGAACTCTTTCGCCCGGCGCTCACGCTGGAAGCTACAATGGGCAGGACGCCTACAATGATATGCTGGTCAGATGCAAAGTTTTCGATGCGCGGGGAAACGGAAACGGAGAGACAGCCCCGACCATTACTGGGGACCACGAAAACAGAATCACAGACTATACCGCAATCGCGGTTGATCTGTACAATGGCGCGGTGACAGGAGAACGAACGGCATCACTTACTTGTAGGAGCACCGGGTCGAATTCTGGGCCGCAGGTAGTAGAAAAAGCGATTCGCTGGATTGTCCGCAGACTGACTACAACGGAATGCGAACGCCTGCAAGGCTACCCGGACGGGTGGACGGACATTGGAGAATGGACGGACGCCAAAGGGAAAAAGCACAAGGCGGCAGACAGCCCGCGGTACAAGGCACTGGGAAACAGCATTGCGCTTCCGCAGTGGTTCTGGATTGCCCAGAAGATGAAACCATATCTTCCGGCAGGTGCAACGCTGGGCAGCTTGTTTGACGGAATCGGAGGCTTTCCGCTGGTGTGGGAGACTACATACGGGAAAGGTACGGCACGCTGGGCAAGTGAAATAGAAGAGTTTCCAATCGCGGTGACGAAAAGGAGGTTTGGCGAAGAATGATTACTTGTTGCAAAGACTGCCCATCGCGCCACCAAGCCTGCCACGACACTTGCGAGAAGTACAAGGCAGAGAAGAAAGACTTCGAGGAACGCAAGGCATTCGTGTATGAGCTGAACCGCAGCCAGAGCGTATACCGCAGAGACTACGAGGATAAGCACCGGGAACGTGGCAAGAAACGGTTTCTCGGAAGTGAATTCAGAGGTGAACGAGGATGAGAAATCCATCGAAGAAAACGATGAAGCACATCGCTTTTGTTTTGAACAGCCATTGCATATTTGATTCAAATAAACAGATTTTGGTTCCGTTTGAAAGTAGCCCGCTTTCTTGCATTTGGTATGGGTTCAAACCACATAGCGGCAAGAAGATTGTCGGCTATATCCTGAAAGACGGTTACAAGTATCCGTACGAAAAATCTATTATCCGAAACGGATTGATGGTTGAAATCAAATACCCGGAACAGATTTTCGCACCCAGACCATCATCCATTGAACTATCAAAACAGATTACAGAGAGAATGATCGAAAAGGGAATGCTTTATGTTTACCCATATACATGGACAAGAAAGCGTTGGACAGGCTGATTTATGAACACTGGCAAGCAGTTTGAAGCAGACTTCAAAGCATCCGTCCCATCCGATGCGTGGTGCTACCGGCTGAAAGACAGTGCTGCCACCTACTACGGCGGCAACGAGAACCTGTCCTTTTCCATCGACAACATCTGCGACTTCCTTGTGTACCGATACCCGATGAACCACCTGTTTGAACTGAAAACCATCGAAACGCCCTCTATCCCTTTGGGAAAAGTGTTCGGCAAATACGACAAAACAAAGTGCAAGTACCGCAAGGAAAAGCACATCACTGATATGGTGGATGCAATGGGATATAGTGGTCAGACCGCCCATGTGATAGTCAATTACAGGGCGGTCAACCGCACCTTTGCAATCCCTGCCAGCAAGGTTCTGGCGTTCCGTTACAACGAGAGCCGGAAGAGCATCCATTGGCAGTGGGCAGAGCAAGAGGGGATAGAGGTCAAAGCGAAAAGGCTGCGTGTCCATTGGCGGTATGACGTGGATGGGCTGCTAAAGAGATTGGAGAAAGAACATGAAAAAATGGACTAAAGAACTTCTGGAAGAAAGTGGCTATGAAATCGAAAACACGCAAATTGAAAGCGTTCGACTTACTATGGCAGGCCACGGAGTTTTAATTTCCGATTCAGTGCTTAATGCTCGTGGATGGGGCGCTTGCCATGGTGGGGATGTTCTCGGCAAGGGGCATCTTGGAAGCAAAGACTTTGAGGGATACGGCTCTGGCATAGAAGCAATTATGCGAATCATGGACACGGTTGGCGTTGAGGAATACGGTCAAATGAAAGGCAAGTATGTTCGTGTTGCCACAAAAGGTCTTGGAAGTTCTGTGAGAATCATCGGAAATATTTTGGACGATAAGTGGTTTGATTACGAATCTTTCTTTGCAGATAAAAAGGATGAAGAAAATGACAATGGTATGTGATCGGTGCGGTGAAACATTTGAATATCCAGAGTTCTCCATAAGTGAGCGGACACAAAGAGTGGAAAACAATTCTATTTGCAGGTGCATTACAAAGAAAAATAGGAAAATTTTTATCTATTCAGATGACCCGTTTTTTCTTTGCCCCTCTTGCATGGCAAAGCTGAACGACTGGCTGAAAGGAGAGCAGGAACGACAAGCAAAATGGATTTACGACCATGAAAGTAACTCAATCGAGTGTGACAAGTGCAGAGCAGAATACAAACTCTCACCGTATGAACGTGTATCGGATTTTGATTATTGCCCTAACTGTGGCGCAAAGATGGAAGGGATAAAAGAATGAGTAAGAAAGTTTCAGACATTCTGCCCAAGACGGAAATCTTGGCACAGCTGGCAGAAGAAGCATCTGAGTTGGCACAGGCTGCGTTAAAGCTGCGCCGAGCATTGGACGGCACGAACCCGACACCGAAGAGCGTAGAGGAATGCCGAAAGGCGTTTGAAGAGGAATACGCAGACGTTATGGTGTGCATGGTCGCTCTTAATTTTTCGGATGACAGAAAAGCGTATGAGCGAATTGGAATTATTGCAAGCGAAAAATACTACCGTTGGCTCTCTCGCCTTGAAGCAAAGGAGCAGTCGAATGAATAAATTCGGAAACTGCCCCTTGTGCGGAAAGCAGGTCAAGCCGACCAACCTCCGCAAAATCGCACGACAGAACCAGTTGTACGGCTTTCGCATGGCTCTGGATGGTATTGCTACCACATGGGGCGCACTGATTCAGAACCTTCGGTGCGATGCAGACCTGACCGATGAACAGGTGCAGAAAATCATCCGCATTGGTGACAGGTATTGGGAGATGGTCGGTAAGTTCAAAGAAGAGGACATGACCCCTGACGAGTTTGCAGATTACATCACTGCAAAGTCGGAGCAGGTCGAAAAAGAGCTGAGAGAAAGGTGGAGCTAACAATGTTTGAATTTGCAACTCGATGGCTGGTCTGCCTAGTTCTGCTGGCGGCGGTAGTTCAGTCCGAACGGACAATCAAAGATATGGCAGACAACCTGTTTGAAAAACGGCAGGCAATGCTCGTCTGGCTGTTCGCTAATGTGTGTCTGGCCGTTTGTACGGCAATTATGATGGGGTGGAGGTAGTTCATTATGAAAATTGGATACATTCAGGAGTACGATTTGAAGCTTAATCCGCAGCTGACCGAGAAATTTAAGTTTCGTGAGGAACCGTTCACTCGTCGTATTTCAAGTCGTGGCGACAAGGTTCGTAGCAAGATGTTTTATGGCTCGATTGATTATGACGAAATCAAAACCAACGCAGACATCATGAAGAAGAATCCAAAGATTATTTTGATTCGTGAGCCATTTTTACTTGATGATGAACTTCGTGAAAAGGCTGTTAAGTGGGTCGAGTGGGCAAATAAAGCCGACCCCAGTGAGTACAATCCCTTTGCAAAGAAAGGAAATGACTGATGGAAAACGAACTTTACTGTCCGATGAAGATGACCAGCAATCCGCTTGGTCGGTGCGTCTGCGAAAAAGAAAAGTGCGCTTGGTGGCGACAGTTGGACAACTGCTGTTCCGTCTGGTGGATTGCACGGAAGCTGGACAGCATCGAAACAAAGATGAAGAGGTGATAGCATGGGAGAACTGAACCCGACTTATGGCAGACCGCCCAAGAAAGAGGATGCAGATGCCGATGAATATGTATTGGCGTGGTATAGCATTCCGAATAAGTTTTGCAAGGCAAAATGGTATGAAGTTGCGGAATGTCCGAGAATTACTCCTCTTTGGAAACCGCTGTCTGAACCGCCAAAGGAGGTCTGATACATGGCAACACCCCCGAAGCGCGGTCGTGGCAGACCGCCGCTGACCGAAGCTGAAAAGAAAAAGCGCGAGAAGAGAGCGCAAAAGGCGAAAGAAGAAGCCGCTGCGAAGCGTGAGAAAGAGCGTGAGAAGAAAAAACAACAGATGCTTAATAAGCGGAAATCTATCCGCTCACAGGTGAGTAAAAAGGTGAAAGAACAACAAGAGTTGGCTATCGAGAAGTCGAAGATGCTGAACACAGGCGACTTGCAGTCAAGAATCGGTGATGAAGAGGACAAGAAAGTCATCGGCATGATTGCAGCCAAGTATTTTGGTGACCTTCCGAGCGTGGACATGAACAACCCGATTGAAGTGCAGCAACGTCTTGACTTCTTCTTTGACGCTTGCATCGAAGCCAGAATCTCTCCTGTGGTGGAATGGATCGCGCTGGTGCTGGGCATCGAATGGGTGAGCCTGAAGCAGATTATGGCGGGCAAGCGCCGTGACGACAGCTTGCAGCAGAAGTACATCTTAAAGCTGATTCTGCAAATGCAGTCCATGTGGGCGTACAACGGTATGTATGGTCAGGAGAACCCGGCAGAGTGGATTTTTCGAGCCAAGAACTATTTTGGCATGCGTGACAACGTGGAAGTCACGGTCGCACCGCCTGAACAGCCGTTGGGCGATGCTCAGAGTGCAGAACAGTTGGCTCAGAAGTACCAGACGGCTTTACCTAAGGGGATTGACGTGGAGTACAGAGAGGTGACGGAAAATGAAACAACGGTTGGTTGACTTCTCCGACCCGATTCTTTCAGCGGCGCTGTTTATCTTACTTAAGGACCGTGCTACCGAAAAAAACATCATCTGGGCAACAGAGCCACCGCCTGAACTGGGCGCAGGCTTTGCGGATGAAATCACGTTAGAACAAATCAAGAAGTGCCCACCAGTGCCAAGAGTTCTCAAGCGTCTGGATGAGCAGAAGCAAAGAACCAAAGCAAAAGCAGAGGTTTTCACTCCTTCTTGGGTCTGCGAAAAGATGATAGACATGGGCAAAGAAAACGGTGCGATGCCCGATATGAAGAAAGAGCCTATCAAGTACATCCATTCGACAGTTCTTGAAATCACCTGCGGAGAAGCGCCATTCCTTGTAAACCGATACGACACGGTAACAGGCAAAAAGATTCCAGTGCCAAGACGGAAAGGGTTGTTTGACCGCAAACTGAAATGTGTAAACAACTGGTTTGATTGGAATGTCTGGACATGGCACGATGTGGCAGAGGACGCAGCGACGACTACATACGGCTATGAGTGGCAGGGTGACAGCCTGTTGCTTGCAAGAGCAAATATGCTCCTGACATGGCGAGAGAACTTTAAGTGGCTGTTCGGCATAGAGCCTGACGCTGGGAAAGTTCGAAACATGGCTGCTATCATCTCATGGAACGTCTGGCAGATGGATGGGCTGAAAAAGACCGTACCGGGGACGGACATTCCGTGCAAAATCAAAGACTGGAAAGCCAACAAAGAAATCTTGTTCAAGGATGTTGGGGAGAACGAGCAATGAAAATCATTACATATCCTGACGGTCGTTCAGAACAGGTTGGAACGCCGTTAGAACTAGCGCAGTTTATGTTTGGTTTGACTGAATATCAAACTATGCAGAAGTTCAAGAAGTTGATTGATTCTATTCCGCAACAGATTGAAAACCCAAAGAAAAAACGCGCATCTAAAAAGAAAGCAGGCGAATCTGATGCAAACTGACAGAGGAATCTACCACAAGCGAGTGTGCGACCGCTGCGGAGCGGTTCTGGGCGGCAGGATGATGAACCCTGACGAATATTTCAAGGACTGGGCGTGGCGCAGGGACACAGGCGACCTTTGCCCGGATTGCTATGCGGAGTATAAGCGATTGATCGGGCGATTCAACAGAGGAAAGCGCGTGAGAAAGGAATGACGAAATGCGGAATGTGACAGTTTGCAAATGCAAACGATGCGGGAAGCTTTTGTATTGGGATGGAAAAAAATTTTTGGATTATGCCAACCTTGATGTCGTGCTTGCGGCTTATAAAAATGGCGGAATCCGTAAAATTTTCCAAGATAACTTACAGTCGCACCCGTGTGGCGATGGGAAAACCGGAATTTGCATGGGCATTTACGAAATTGGAGAGGAAGGTAAGAAGGAATGAACTTCTACTGCACCACCGAACATTGCTCTTGCATGGGCATCAAGCAGTTCTCTGCTGGCAAGGCTATCCGATGCACGGCAGAATCCTGCAAGAATAAATCTGAGCCGTCCTGTGGCTCTTGCAAATGGTACGAAGAGCCGGAGGGCGTGTGCGTAAACGACCAGTCAAAACACGTTGCAGACTTCGTGTGGGACGAACGTGGATGCAAGGAATGGGAGAAGAAAGATGACAGCAGGGGAGAAAATTAGGAAGCGAAGATATGAGCTTTCCGTAACTCGACAAGAACTTGCAAAACAACTCGGTCATGGTTCAAACTACATTGCAAATGTAGAGCTAGGCTACAGGATTCTTGGCGAGCGAGAGCTTGAAATTGTAGCAGACTATCTAAAATGTAACGCATCTGACTTAAAGTCTACGTTAATTGACCCCACCAATGACGACTTTGGAGCTGTCTGCAACTGCGCTATCCGCTACTGCTTGGGCAGACGGTCATATATGCCTAGCCTTGTATGCAGATACATCATCTCGCTTCTGCCGGAGCTGACCGACAAGACTCTTGATTGCTTTGAGCGTGACATTGCAGAACGCAAGCGGACGGGCTTCGACTTTGGCGATTCCTGCGACTACGAGACGTGGGATGCGTTTTACAAGGCGGTTTGTAAGGAGATTGAAAGGAGAAATGGCGATGGAAGTCAGGCCGATTGATGCAAATGCACTTAAACGTTATTTTTCCGATAGGCAGATGAAGTATGTAAGTGTGGATGAAGCTGATTACACATTCAATGCCTTGATGTTTGATATGCTCGGAGACGTAATAACAGCTATTGAAAATGCGCCAACAATCGAGGTAAAGAACAATGGCTAACACCCTTTGGCATCCAGCAAGCGAACCGCCACGAGAGCGAACGCAGCCTTTGTTGCTTGCGACTAAAAAACGTGGCGTGATAAAGATGGAAAAATGTTGCAAGGAATCTCGCCGACAGCGTACTTTCTAGGCTGTTACGCGGACGGTCAGTTCTGGGATGAGATAGGCGAAAGATTGCCGAAAGACGTGACGGTAACGCATTGGATGGCGTTTCCGATGGTATAGGAGGACAATATGAGTGAAAGCAAAGTGATTTGGCACTCCATTGAAAAAGAAGGGCTTCCACCTGAACACGAGTCAATCTTTTGTAAATTTAAGGGCACAGATAGATGGAGAGACGGTATGTTTGAGACCATTTCCAATACGGTGCTTATTACTTTTGAAACGAACAATAAAGAAAAGTATGTAACTACGTCACATACTTTGGATGGAAGATGGGGAAAAACTACTATCGCTCTTAATCAAAAAATTATTGCGTGGGCAGAGCTTCCGCTTCCATATTATGAGGACTGAACGCATTGGTGCATTGTAACGCACTGGGCGTATGCGTTAGAAGAGCCAAAGGAGGCTTGAATATGACGAACAAGAAGTTTGGCATCATCGTTATGGACTTGAGCCTTTTTGATTTCGGGCCGAAACCGCCTTGCGGGTACATCAAGGCAAAACATATCCGCCCAGCGTATGGCAAAGGCGCAAGGCCTGTCAAGGCGCATAAGCGAATCACGAGAACGAGAGAGGGATTTAGAAAATGACAGAACTCAAGAGATGCCCGTTCTGCGGTTCGGAACCACCGACTGTAAAAGTGGTTCATCCACTCAATGTTGACATGGCTAGTTGGGTAGTCTGCGGAAAATGCGGGGTGAGCACTTCTGCAACATTTGGCAAGGAAAAAGCCATCGAAGCATGGAACAAACGCTACAAAGAGGATTGAGTATGGACAAAAAACGAGACAGCTTTACATTTCAGCGATACTACTTTGAAGCCATCTCCACACTCAAAAGCAAAGAGAAGTTGGAACTCTACGATGCAATCTGCGCATACGTTTTTGAAGAAAAAGACACAACTTTGAACTCAAAAAAAGCAGAATCTTGTTTCATTTTGATTAAACATCTGCTTGATGAAGAATCGAAAAGAAGCGATATTGCGTCAAAAGGATGGTCTACACGAAAGTCATCTCATCCTCATGTCATAAATGAGATGAAGGTCAGCTCATCTATGAGTTCAAAATCAGATGACAATGAACGCATGGTATCAACTGACAGCCAGATGAACGTCAAGACCTTGCCGGAGAGTGCATTCAAGAAGAAACCTGATATCTTCTCTGACTTTGCTCATGGCGATAAAGCCCTCCTGGAATCCTTGCGAGAGTTCGCACGGATGCGTACAAGAATCAAAAAGCCTATGACAGACCGGGCGAAACAGATGCTCTGCAACAAGCTGGAAAAGTTTGATAGGCATGACTGGAAAGCCATTCTCGACCAGAGCATCTATGCCGGATGGCAGGACATTTACGCATTGAAACAGGATGACCAGTACGAGCAAAGTACGGAGATGGAGTTTCCTAGACTATGACAATGGACGTTCAAACGGTATTTATCGGTGCGCTGATGCTCTGCAAGCCGGGCGTTGTGGATGAAATCATACCAGACCTTGAACTTGACTTGTTCAGACTTGAGCTGAGAGACGCTTTTGCGGCTGTTCAGGGCTATTGGACGGCTAGGGGTAAGATAGATATAGTCGAGATAAACACGCAGCATCCAGACGTAGCGCAGACGCTCTTGGCGTGTGTACAAACCTGTGAATCAGAGTGTGTACGAATTGACAGGGAGCAGATGCAGCGTTGGGCACAGCTTATCAGAGAACAAGCTGCACTCACTCGTGTGCAAGGTCTGGCATTTCAGATGACTAGCGAGTTTACCGACTATTCTGATCTATCAGACATTTACCAGCAGATGGGCGAAGCGATGAGCCTGAAAGCTGAGGAGGAAGATGCGTGGACATACGAGGATGTGCTGAACGACTATGTACTTCACATGGACGAGAAGCCTGTGTACATCAAGACAGGCCTAGAGCGTCTGGATGAAGCGCTGCACATCTCACCGGGTGATTTCATCATCATCGGCGGTAGACCATCTGCGGGCAAGACAGCCCTGTCCCTGCAAATAGCAGCAAGCATGGCAAAGCAAAACTACACCGTGTACTATTTCAGCCTAGAAACCAGCAAACGCAAGCTGGGCGCACGTCTGATGGCTAATCAAATATACTGCCCTCTGGACACGGTGAAAAATAAGGCGGTCAGTTTGAATGAGATTGACGGACAGGCAAAAAACATGAAGATGCCCTTATATATCCGCTCCGCTGCCGGAAAGAACGTGGCGTGGATGAAGGCACAGGCTCTCCGTAAAAAGGCTCAAGTCATTTTCGTAGACTATCTCCAACTCATCCACGAAACAGGCGCAAAGGACAGATATGCCGCCATTACAGCCATATCCATTGCCTTACACGAGCTGGCGCAGACCACAGGCATTGTCGTGGTGGCACTGGCGCAGCTCAATCGAAATCCATCCAAGCCCGGAGCAACGCCTACTAACTCCGACTTACGAGAGAGCGGACAGATTGAGCAGGACGCAGATGCGATCATCCTTCTGTCCGGCGATAACCCCGACAAGTACCTGTTCCGGCTAAGCAAGAACAAGGAAGGCGAGATAGGCGACCTTCCAATTACGTTTAACAAGCAGATTCAACGGTTCCAAGAGTATACTTGGATGGAATAATTGAAAAATTGCGCCAGATGTGGTATAATGAAACCGGGAAGGGCTGCGAATCTTTCCCGCTCTGGCTGTCCTGTCTGCTGTAACAGATGGGGCAGCTTTTTTATTTTTAACGAAATTCTTAATATATCTAAAAACGTTGAAATCGTTGAAAACGTTGGTAAATGGCATAGTCGCTAAAAAACAAGTATCTGCTTAATATGAAATAATTCGTTGATTTCGTTGAAATCGTTGATTAGATACAATACTGACAAATGTTTAACAATCTGATACATTAAGGGAAAATATGAGTTAGCAACGAAATCAACGTTTTCAACGATTTTTTATATATTAAGCATTAACCAACGAAAAACGTTGGAACATTTAAGTCGTGCTTGATAGGGCGAATTGTAAAACTGACACGCATAAGCGTGGCAAGCGGCTTTTAATGCCTAGACGGCAAACTTATCGACAAAATACAGAAAACGGCTCTGGCACGGCTCTACGGGGCTGTGAGTGCATTGTAGAGTTCTACGACTATTGCAGGAGGAGAAAATGGAATACATGACAGCCGATACAAAGGTCAATGGGTACATGGTCTACCCTCGATTCCTCTCGACTATTGGCGTTAGCCCAACAGAGAAGATTGTTTATGTTTACTTGTTCAATCGTGCAAGGTCGTCACAGAGGGCAAGCAAAAACGGAAAGTTTGCTGATAAGCTAGGGCAAGTATACATCGTGTATCCCATCAAAGACCTTGCTGCCGATACTGGATTCACGGATCGATGGGTTAAGAAGTCTTTGAAAGAGCTGGAAGAAGCCGGGTTGATCGAGCGCAAGCGTGAAGGGAAGAACAAGCCCGATAAGATATACGTCAAAGTGCCGGAAGAATCGTCAAAAAGCGAAAAGGGAGGTGAACAATCATTCACCTCTGAGGGGAACGATACTTCACCTGTGAGGGGAACAATCGTTCACCTCCTTAATATAGAAGAAAAGAAAAGAAAAAAAGTTATTAAGAAAGCGGGCGAACCACCCGATGGGAACGCCAGCACGCCGGACTTCGAGGATGTGAGCGAATATTTTTTGGATGCTGGATGTGAAAACAGGCTTGCCAGCAGGTTCATGAACTACTATGAGGGAACAGGTTGGATGACCAAGACTGGAAAGCCTATCACCAACTGGAAGGCCTTTGCTGATATGTGGATTGACAGAGAACAGGAGAAACAGCAGACTGATGGGGCTGACTTCCCACGATTGTAAAGGTTCTTTCCCCCTACAACCCTCTATCTCCAAAAGCTATGCCGTTAACCAGCAGAGCAGACCGTAGGCGAGAACTGGCGTGAGGTTCGGACTGGTGGACGGTCTGCGACTATTTCACATGGAGAAT